CCCGTTCTCGTCGCGGATCTCCTTCACGGGCTCCGGCTGCGTTGGGTTGATGCGGACCATGCCAACCTCGCCGTCGAGGCCCACGATGCGGGCCACGCGGGCGGTGTCGTAGATCTTCGGGATCATATCAACGAGCTGGCGCGTGACGTGGCGGATTGCGCGGGAGAGGTTATCGACGAAGTGATACGTCCCGGTGTCGCCCTGCTTCTCGCGCGCCAGAATGGCCCTGCCAGACCGCTCGTTGCTTTGGGCGCCGAGGCTGCTGTCGTACTGGCCCGTGGTGGCTTTGATGTCGTCAGAGGCCCCCAGCTTGGCCTGGATGAGCCCGGTCTGGGCCAGCGGCGGCGGGGCGCGCTGCGGCAGCGGCAGGACCGCGCCAGCGCCGTCTGTGACGTCCGGGTTGACCTCCAGGTACGGCCAGTTATTCGTGTTGGCCGTCTTCCATTGCATTTCGTAGCCTTCAAACTGGCCGCCGTAGCCAATGAAGGGCGCCTTGGGCGCTAGGGCCAGCATCTCGGCCTCCTGGCTGACCCAATAGTTGTACATGCGTTGGGCGTCCTTGGCATTCCGCACAAGGCCCGAGACGTAGAGCTGGCCGTCCACTTCGAACTCGTTGCCGACGACGCGCACGACCGGAATCCACTTGCCGGCCCAGTCGCGCTCCTCCAGCACTTCGAAGCCGTTGGTCTTGATCCACTTGCACTTTTTGCGGTCCACCTTGCGGGTCCGCAGCGGCTTGCCGAACATGGCCTTGAGGGCCTTGTCCTGCGGCGTGCCGGCGAAGGCCGTGATGTTGTCCGGGTAGAGGTTCAGCGTCGCGTCTTCATGCTCGTAGTAGAAGTACTCCGCGATGCGGACCATATCCTCCGACAGCCATTGCGACAGGCTTTGGTCGCCCACGCCCTGCGTCATGAGGCTTGAGATAGGCGCCGCGTCCGGGAACATCCGCTCGTAGTCGGCTTTGCTGACGTCCTCGGTGATGAAGCACCACTCAGCGTCGGAGCCGCAGGGATCCTGGATGGTGGGGTCCATGTAGACCGAGAAGGCGTTGCGGACGCGCCCGATCTTGATGTCCTGGTCGAAGCTGTCTTCGCGGCAGTACTCGGTCAGAAGGCGGATGTAGCCCTCGCCGTAAGTGACTTGGTTGTCGCAGGCGGTGTCGTAGGCGACGTCGGCGTCCGAGATGTACTCGATGTGCCGGACCATGCCGTCAAAAATCTCAGCCACGCGCACGTCAGCGCGGTCGTCGGCCGGGATCACCTTGCCCGTCGGGCGGTTCTGGCGCTGCTCGTTCGTCACCTGACGGACGTGTTGCGGCAGCTTGTTGATCGTCAGGCAGGGGCGGGCGTTGATCGTTTGGCCCTGCACCGACCCACGGGTGGCCAGCACGTCGGCAGGCCATTGCCATTGATTGTCCGGGCTACCCGCCATGAAGCGCAGGTCGTCCAGCTCGTCTTCACGGCTGTCCGAGTACGCCGACAGCGCCAGCGTGTAGCGCCGGCGCATGACGGACAGGCGGTCTGCCTCGCCGCTGTCGGAGACGCGTCCGGCAGCCTGTACGTCGTTCGCGGCCATTACTTACCCTTGAGCACCTTGGCGGCGGTGGCCCGAACGTCGAGCTTTGCCGGGATCGAGCCGTGGCAGTCCTTGTGGTAGGTGCCGCTGTTGCGGCTTGGCATCCCGCCGTTGGCCACCTTTGGCTCGCGCGCGTTCAGCTTCTTGATGGGTTCCAGCTTGTTCATCACTTTTTGCCCTTCTTCGCGGCTTCGCGCTTGGTCGAGTACGCGATTGCGACCGCCTGTTTCGGCGGCTTTCCGGCGGCAATCTCAGCCTTCACGTTCTTGCGGAACGCCTCTTTGGAGGTGGATTTCACCAGAGGCATGTCACTTGCCCTTCTTCGCGGGCTTGGCCGTCTTGGCAGACTCGCGGAAGGCCGCCGCGGTGGGCGCGCCCTTGGAGCCCGGCTTCCGCATCTTCTCGCCAGAGCCGGCGGCGATGCGGGCCTTCTTTGCGTGGATGTTGGCGTACAGACCTGGCTTGGCCATCAGCACTTCCACCTTCTCATGCTCGCCTTGGCGCGGTCGGCGTTCTCCGACTTAGCTACCACGCCCGCCATTCTTGAGCAAAAGGATTTCTTACGGGCTTTGTCGGCCTCAGTCTTGGGGCTGGGCGCGGGGGGCTTAAGATTGGAGCCCGTTTCGCGATTGTACTTGGCCCGGCCCTTTGCGGTCAGGCCGGCGCCCTTACTCGTCGGTAGCTTCTCGCCGCGGCCTACGGCCAGCGAAACGCCCTTCTTTGGCATTACGGGCCGTGGATGACGGCGTAGTTCAGCACAAGCGCCTCAGACAGCGCCCCGGCCGTGATGTTTCGCAGCGTGATGGACGCGGAGCCGGCGCCAAGGACGCTGGTGTAGACGTTGTAGGCGCCGGTCGTGCCGCCGTTGACGTTCAGCACAATGACGTCGTTTGCGCTAAGTTTGGCGTTGTTGAACGTAAACGTCACGCTGGTGGTCGCGGCCAACTCTGCGCCGCTAGTGGTGATGCGGCCCATGGAGCGGTTCAGCGTCACAGCCGTGGACTTGCTGGTAAGCTGCGTGACGGTGCCCTGAGCTTCGGCGGTGTAGCCCAGCTCGTCGCCAGACAGGATCAGATCAGATCCCACGATGTTCTGGTCTTCGTAGGCGACGCCAATCGGCTTGGTGTTGCTCGACATGTCCTAAGATCCCATCCAAGACGTCTGTATGCCGCCCGCAGCATAGTTGCGGCGGGGGCCTCTGTCCACATATTCCCGGTGGGCCACCGGAAAGGCGAAGGTGACGGCGATGGCGTCGGCGGCGTCGGGGCTGGCCAGCCCGCGGGCCTTCATGTCCTTCTTGCTCTCCAGATAGATCGTCCCCTTGCTGTCCGGCTTCATCATCGGCCCGGTCAGGTCGTTTTTCAGATAGCGGTCGAGGGGAATGGAGGCGTCCTTCAGCCAGGCCCGCATCTCGCCCCACATCTCAGCGCGCTTGTTGCCCCACATCACCGGGTTCTTCGACTTGTTGCCGAAATTGACCCCCTTGATCTTGTACCGCTGCTCCTTGAGCCGGTCCACGATGCCGGCCCCTAGGCCACCCTCGTCGATGACCACCAGCGCCGGCTTGTACGTCTCGATGGCCTCGATGACGTGGCCGACGACGGTCATGGTGTCGTCGCCCTTGTGCCGCTTGATGGCGATGATGTCGCGGCCCTGGCGCACGGCGATGACGGTGCTGTCCGACCCAAACCGCGCCGGGTCTACCCCGATGATGATTGGCGCCGACGGATCCTTGTGCTGGGGGCGGCGCATGGCGTCGTCCACCACGGACGCCCCGATGAACTGGTCGTCGGATGCGTTGGGGAACTGCCCGTAGACCTCGACGTGGGCCTGGGTGCTGTCCGGCCCGTACTCGTCGATGATCTGCTGATAGACCTGCTTGTCGGTGCCCTCGACCGACCTAGCGTCCACGATCTTCGTACCCCAAAAGTCCCGCTTGGAGTGGAAGCACTCGTAGAAGTACCCCGCGTTGCGGCGGGGGTTGCTGAACGCCAGCCAGAAGCGATGCGGCGTGTTCTCGGTGAAGAAGCCGGCAGCGACCGACCAGATCGTGTCGTCAATACCGCTGGCCTCGTCGTAAATCAGCATTACGCCGTCGAAGTTGTGGACGCCCGCGTAGGCGTCGGGGTTTTCCGCCGACCACAGCCGGCCCTCGACGCCCCAGTAGCGTGTGCCCATCTTGAGGTCGCGCTCGACCAGTTCCGTCAGCCACTTCGCCGGCATGACGCGCGTCGCGCTGACCTCAAACCAATGGCTGTTAAGGCTCATACTCAGCCACTTGGTAATTTCGGCCCAGGTGACGGAGCGAAGCTGCGCCTCGCTGTTGGCCGACACGATGGTCGTCGAGCCGATCCTGGTCGTCAGCATCCAAATGACCAGCCAGGAGACGAGCGCCGACTTGCCGATGCCGCGGCCGGACGAGATGGCCATGCGGAAGGTGTCGAAGTCCACCTTGCCGTTGTTGCCGCGGATGTGGTCAGCCAGGTTCTGCAACACCTCGCGCTGCCACTTGCGCGGTCCCTGGAAGTGTTCCAGCGGCGTGCCCTTCTGCCCCCACGGGAAGGTGAACAGCACGAACTTGAGCGGGTCGTCCTTGATGGCCGGCGTCCACAGCCGGCTCATCAGCTCCATCTCGTCGTCGGGCGAGTACTTAACCGTCTGCACGGGCGGCGTCCTGCGCGGGGGCGTGTTCGATGGTTGCGGCGGCCTCTGCGACCCCTTCTATGACGCGGCGCTGCGCTTCCTGTAGCGCGTTCGTGATCGAGATCGTCTGGTTGACCTCGACCGTTACGGCCTGCTTCGCCACCCAGCCGTGGGTGTGCTTGAGGATGTCGAGCGCCGCCTTGGCGTCGCCGCCCTTGGCCGCATCGTACAGCACGCCCGCCATTTCCAGCTCGCCGTCAGCGCGGCCCTTCTCCTCGGCCAGCGCCGCCAGCGGGTCGAACTCGCATAGCGTGCGGTATTCGGCGGGGCGCATGCCAGCGGCCAGCGCCAGCGTGTCTCCGCGCAGGCCCTTGCGCGCCGCGTTGTAGATGGCCTCCAGCCGCGCTTCCGTCGCTTGCAGCCGGCGCGGCTCGTACGGGAGGGAGAAGATGGTCATGGCCGCTTTGTATCATGTTGTGTGACGCGGAGGCAAAGGGCTCGCAAAAAATAAAAAATTGCTTGCGGCCCCTCCGGCCCTGGACCGGGCGGGGCGCGGGTCCCCCTCCCCCTGGTCGTGTGCATTATACAATCTATTACAGGCAATCCAACGTCTGCACATATGAACAGCTGTTCAACTGTGCAGGTGTTTGTATGTATACGCTACACAATCTATTGCATTCTGCCACGCCAGGCGCGTAGCTGCTGGCGCCAGCGTCTCGGCAATCTCGGCAATGCCGAACGGAGTCAGGGCGAGACATTCAGCGTTCGGCAGTCTCGGCAGTCTCGGCAGTGCCGAGCGAGGTCGGGGCGAGGCATGACGCGGCGGGGGCGTGATGCGGCAGTCTCGGCAGTCTCGGCAGTCTCGGCAGTCTCGGCAGTCTCGGCAATGCCGAGAGGGGTTATTCGACCGCTAACCCCTATAGTATATATAGGTATATATACCTACTATATCCTAAGTATATACATAACAGATGACCGAGATTGCCGAGAACCGCGCTATCACGTTGGAAAAGCGGCGCTTTTTGCCTCGGCAGCCAGGCCGATACCCCGCCGAGAGTTTTCACCGAGACCGCCGAAACCGCCCCGCAAACCGCCGATAACGCGCGCCCCCTGCTAGAATAGAATCCTAGCCCGCCAGGCGCCGGAAAAAATGTGCGTCCGCTGCTACATTTTCTGTTGCATCGGCTGCGATAGGGCTTATACGCTTCCTTTGTCGCAACCGATAAGGGATCAGACAGATGGACCGGCACAACGTTGAACCCTGCCCTGCCTTCGCTGTCATCAGCATGGACCGGCGCGGCGTCGTCTACCAGCAGCCCGCCGCAACGCGCGCGGATGCGCTGGCGAAGGCTAAGGAATTGGTTGCGCTGCGGATCAGCGTGACCGTCGAAGATGCGGCGGGGCGCGTCATCTTCGAACGCTGACGCTCGCGCCCGCGCGCGGTTCCGGCCGCGCGCATGGCGAGCGCCAGTAGCTCGACAACACAAGGGACCGCACGCATGACCCGCAAGCCTACTATCCGGGAAGCCCTTGCAACCCGTCTCGGGCGCGAGCCTACCAACGCGGAAGCGAACGCGGAGGTGCGGCGCGTCCTGCGTGAAGGCCACGACGCTGATCTGATCGCCCGCGCCGAACGCGGCGCCCTGCCCCACCAGCGCAACCGCGCCAGCAAGTGAGAGAAACCGCACCCATGCAAACGCTCGACAACATGACGCAAGCCGCGTGGAACCAACTGTCGCCGGCCGCGAAGGATCGCGCACGCGACTTGTCCGGCCTCACCCCGCAATTGATCGGGCTAGAGGGCGCGCGGGTAGAGGTGGTGGACACCTACGGGGAACGGCGCCGCTTTTGGGTGCGCCGGTCAACCGGGTGGCGCCCCTGTCACATTGAGGTTGCCACTACGCGCAGCCTTGGCGGCTCGCCCGCCGACAACGCCTATCGTTCTGTTCGCGTCATCCGCTGGCGCTAAGAGAGGAACCGCACACATGCATACGCTCCGCATCATCGCCACCGCCCTCGCCTACGGGGTCACCGCTGGCCTTTGCATCGCAGCCTTCTGGCTGCTCCTAATCGTGACGCCCTAGAGCCTATTGCGTCACGCCACGGATACTGCCATAAACTTTCCTGCGACCATCGCACACAAGGGACAACCGCCATGTATCAAGCCATCCAGACCAAATTCCACGGCCCGACCAACACCCGCCCGGCGCGCGTCTCAGCCCGCGCCGACGCTGGCACCATCACGCTGTCATGGGACCATGCTCTCGGCGTCCATGACAACCACAAGGCCGCCGCCGTGGCCCTCGCCCGCCGCTATGGCTGGCCCGAGGATATGGTGGGCGGGAGCCTGCCGGGCTCTGGCTACGCCTTCGTCTGCAACCGCTAAGGGGAGCGCCGCACCATGCAACAATATTGGACCGGCCTTTTGGCCAAGGCACATGCGCTAGAGTACCTCGCAATGCAGGGCTGCGGCCATGAGCCGCTTCCGCCGCTTAATCGCTGCTTGTGGATATGCCCGCCCGGCCCCGATGCGACCGCGTCATGCATCACAAAGACGCGCCAGAAGGGCGCCGACGGGCGCCTTCTATATCGCGTGGACCTCTACCGCGCGGCACCGCCCGCCATCGAGGAGGACTGATCGCATGACTACCACGCTTTCCGTCGTCTGGCGCCGCAACGCAAGCGGCGCCGTCGAAAGCCTCGAAATCCACCAAGGGGACACGCTGCTGCTGGACACGTCCGCGTGCTGCGACCCGGACGCCGCGCTTGAGGATATCCTGTGGAACGCCCGCGCCTACTACAAGTGCGACCCGTCGGACGACACCCTGCCGCCGGACCATGCCGTTGTCGCCATGTATGAGGAACACACCGCATGAGCGCCGCCAGCCCGCCCGCCACGGCCGAGACCGTCGCGCGCCACCTAGAGCTAGCCCACACCCGCCTTGTGGCGCTCCACGCGGACGCGGAGGCGGCCCGCCTCCCGCAAGGCGTCGTGATGGGGCTGCATTGGCTGGCCGAGGACGCCAGCAGCACGCTCGCGCATCTGCGCGGGATGATGGCGGAGAGGTTTGCGCCATGACGACGCTAGAGATACGGGACGAACGGCCGGAGCTATCGCCCCGGCTTGTCGCGCGGCATGAGCGCGTGCGGGACATACCGCCGCCGGACCTGCTGCGCTTCTATGGCGTGCCGGAACACCTACGCGCCATCCTCATCCACGACGACGGCACCCGCCACGTCATCCAGCAGGGCCGCCGATGATCTTCAACCTACTCATCCGCGCCGTGGCTATCGCTGCGGCGACGCTACGCAAAAGGGGGACACCATGACCACCGCCACCATGCACCACCGTTACCGCGGCGAGGATTTGGAACGCTACCGGGCCGCGCTCTATGCCCAATGGCTCGCCAGCCGAGACGGCGTCATAGTTTCGGACGCACACACGCACCCGGATCGCATCACGGTCGAATACGACGGGTGGGACCGCCCGCGCGCCGTCATCTTCTACACGGTCGGGATCGACGTCCGGGTGCGCTTGCCGTGAAAGCGCCCGGCCCGCCGCGAGGGACTAGCGCAGCGGGCCGGGCGATGCGCGGGCCGGGGGAGGGCCGCCGCAGCGCACGACGGGCGCGACCACCGCAGCACCGTCACCGATAGCGTTACACATGAGGGAGACGCACCGCAATGGAGTTTTTAGATTGGCTGAAGCTGGCCCTGGCCGCCATCCTGGCCGCCATAGGGCTGTTCGTACTGGCCGCGTGGGCGCTGCTGCGCCGGATCGACAGGGATGAGGACCGTTGGCCATGATCAGAACCAACCCGCCCGCCTTCCGCACGATCCGCGTCTTGTGCGCCGCCATCGCCATGCAGGAGCAGCTCCTAAAGCTGGCCTATGTGGGCGGCGAGGAGCATTGGCGGATCAACCGCACGCTGGCGGATCTCGGCCGCCAGCTAGACGAGGCCGAGGCCGTATGGGCCAAGCACAACGGGCGCGAGCCCACCAAACTGCCGGAGCGCGTCGCATGAGCCTGACGGAAGACCTCACCGCCCTCGCGGACATGGCCGCCACGCTGGCGACCGAGGGCGACCCTAACCGGGCCATCGTGGCGCTGGAGCTGCTGGCCCTGGTGCTGCCCGACCTAATCGAGCGGGCGCGGCTGCTGGAGGGCCGCACCGTGCCGCCCCATTGGCGCCAGCAGCCGGCATGGGACAGCAGCGCATACCACCCAAACATCGTGCCGCTGCGGGGGCGCTGATGCCGACCTATGCCAGCGATTACATCGCCCGGCGGGTGGCCATCGTCTCCACCGGCCGGGCGCAGGGGATGACGTGGGAGCAACTGGCGGATGAGGTGGGCGACATCTCCGCCAAGGGCTTAAGCGCTTGGTGGGCGCATCAGACCCGCACGGCCCAAGCCGCGGCGCAATTCCGCGACCGCTTCAAGTGCCCAACCGCGCCGCGTCAGACCACCACGGCGCGCAACTGCCTTCGCTGCTCGAAAACGTTTGACAGCGAGGGGCCACATAACCGACTGTGCGGCTCTTGCCGTAACGCAATCTGAAAGGGACCGACACAATGACCGACCGCTTCCACCTCGACTTCCCCGCGAACGCTTGGCCGTTCGTCATCGCCGCCGACGCGGACGCCAACATGACCTGCCGCCAGATGGCCATCCTGGCCACAGCCGCCGAGCATCCCGGCCTTAGCAACCGCCCGCTCGCGAACATGCTGGGCGTCTCCGCGCCCGTCATCACCCGCGCCGCTGACCGGCTCGTTATGCTGGGGCTGCTGCTGCGGATGCAGGACGACGAGGACCGCCGCAAGGTGCGGCTGACCGTCACCGCCGCCGGGCGGCGCCTGCTGCGCGAGATGCACCCCGGCGCATGAGGGTCCGGATTGAGGAGCGCGACCCCCAGCGCCTGTGCGACCTGGCGCGGGCCTGGGGCGTCAAGGCAATCGAAGGCCAGCACCCGGATGTGCTGGCCGTCGCCATCGCAACCGCCTACCGGCGACAGGTAGAGAAGGAGGACAAGGACCATGCACGATAAACATGAGGCCGCTGATGCGGCCATGCATCGCGCCTTCGACGCAGCCGAACGCGTTGCCGTGCTGCTGGACCGGCACGCCTACGACAATGGGGACGACCCGGCGCCCATCGAGGCGTGGACCGACCGGCTGCGCCAGCTAGAGCGCGAGATCGTCAAGACGCTGGGCGAGCCCCGGCGGCGCCTGCCTAGCGGCGGCTTGGTGCCGTCGCGCGACCCGTGGACGGGAGCGAAGCTATGAGCGAGCGCGACCTTCCGCCTGTCGGCGAAGCCTTTGCCATCTGGCACCAGGGCCAGGTCCGGCTGGTGCTGAACGGCAAGACCTACGCCGACGACCGCGTGGCCGACCTGACCCCGGCGCAGGCGCTGCGGCTGGCCGAGACGCTGGTGCGGTCGGCGCGGGAGGCGCTGGCCGGATGAGCGAACAAGAACGCGCGGCCTGGAGGGAAGGCTTCCTGGCCGCGCTGGTGATGGCCGAGCGGCGCTGCAAGGACGCCGCCCGCTATGTGCGGCTGCGCGCTCGCACGGGTGAGGACCACACGGTCGCCAGCACATACGAGCAGGCCGGGGCTATGGTCCGCGGCCTGCCGGTGCCGGAGCCCTTCCGGGAGCCCACAGGGCTGGATTACCGGGCGGGATGATGCTGACGCAGCTCAACCCGCCCCTGCCGCTGCTCACGCCGAAGGGCAAGGCGTGGGCGCATCTGGTGATCGACTACGGCCCGGAGGCAGACCTTATGTGGGTCTGCTTCCAGGACGAGGACGGCGCGTGTTGGACCTGGTGCAACCGCGACGTCCGGATCCAGGCCAACGCGACCCTAGGCCGCGTCACCCCACGACCTTGAGATCCACGACCTTCGGCGCGGAGGGCTCCTCGATCATGCGCCGAAGGTCGCTCTTGCTCAGACCCCGCGCGAGTTCGGGCGCGGCGAAGATGTGCTTCTTCGTCCGGTGATCCGTCGAGTCCACCCGCCCGATATCCACCCAGCCGGCCTCTTGGATTGCGTGCAGCAGCGCCGCCTGCGGCACCTTCGCGCCCGACGGCATCACCGCCTGGAGACGGTCGCAGAGCGCGTGGAACGGGCCGCCGATGACGCCACGGGCGAACTCGCCCCGCCGGTCCCGCACCAGCTCGACGATGACGCTTTCGGCCATGCTCATGCTATGCTCGACCAGCGACGTCTTCACGTCCGTCATGGGCGGCGCGGCGCCAGGATTGAACGCCGACACGTCGCGGGCATACAGCCAGCGGGCAATGGCTTCGAACCCGCCCTGTTCCTTATACCAGCGCCAGATCGCCTGCGCTTCCTTCGGGTCCATGCGGCCCGTGGTGGACCAGATGACGAACCAGCGCCGGTCGTCGCTCGACAGCGTGAGCGGGATCATGTCGTTGGAGAATGCCAGGACGAAAGCCCGGTTCAGCGTGTCGTAGGGGTGCAGGCCCTTGCGGTTGACCACCAGATACTCCGGCGGGGCGGCGATGATCGGCTTCAGCCGGTTCGCCAGCGCCCGGCGCTCCCGCGCCTCCGGCTCCTTCAGCTCGTTCAGCAGGATGACTTCGCTTTCCAGCGCGTAGCCCCATTGGCTGTTGATCGTGTCCCCGTCGATGAGGCCGCGGTTGACCAGCGTCGGGCCGCAGACCGCCCACATGAACGGCGCCCACATGGTATCCTTACCGCTGCCGCCGTGGCCGCCGTGCAAGATCGCGTGGTTGATCTTGACGCGCGGGTTCTGGACCTTGAACGCCATCACGTCCCAAATGTGGTCGAGGTCAGCCTGGTCCGGCACCAGCCGCTTGCAATGCTCGACCCAGCGCGACACGTCGCCGCCCGGCGCCTTCGACACGTCCGGCCGGGCGTTGACCCAGCGGTTGCCGTAGACCTCGGCGTTGCGCGACACCAGCACGCTTTCGCCAGCGGCGTAGGTCACGCCCACCAGCACCCGCGCGCCCATCGCCTGCCGGTTCTCGTCGTAGCAGGTGCTGGCCTCGATCTTCTTTCCGCTGTGGATGGACTTGCAGGGGATGTGGCGGAACAGGGCGTTGAAGGCGTTCCGGCTGATCTCCCGCCGATCCAGAAGGTCGAAGTAGCAGTCGTCCGACAGGACATAGGCGAACCGCTCGTACCAACCCGCCTTCTCGACCCGGCCCAGCTCCTTGCGGTCCACCTCTGCGATGATCTCGGCGGCGCGGTCGGGGAAGTTTTCGGTCGGCGTCAGCTTGTCGAGCGTGCGGGACATCTGCTCCGCCAGCAGCTCATCCCGCAGGCCGTGGCCAGCGCGGGGACCGCCCTGGTCGCAGACCCACTTGAGGAAAGCCGCGCTGTCCAGATGCTCGCAATGGCTGTGGTAGCAGCAGAAGGCGCGATTGATCGGGCTGTAGCGAGCCTCGCTCTGGCCGGTGGTATGCTCTGCCGCGTTCGGGCAGACGACGCCCAGCCAGCCTTCCTGGTTGACCGCCGACAGGACTAGGCCCTGCTCGTTCAGCCACTCCAGCACCACATCCTTGCCCGTGTCGCGCAGCCGGAAGACGCCCTGCGAGGCCGTGTCGGCCGGCGCTGGCGTGACGCCCAGCGCCTCGCAGATCTGCGGGAGGGTAAATTCACGGTCGGGGTGGAACTCCACCAGCCGCGCCTTGAAGCCGTCGCGGCCGGGCTTGAGGTTGACCGAGCCCGGCAGTCGGAAGTTGCGGACGGCGTTGGTCGCGCCGGGGTCGGTGTAGCCCGCCTCCGCGATGGCCGTCATAGCCGCGGTGAACTCACCCTTCGTCGGCTGCTCCGCGAAGGCGTAGCCCCATTGGAACGAACCCTCGCTCGTCTCCATGATCCAGGTCGGGGCCAGGGGCGGCGTCTTCGCCTTGGTGCCCACGTCGTCCAGCATCATCACCAGGACGTATTCGCAGCAGGCCGCCGCCGCCGACGGCTGGCCATCCTTGAAGCGGTCGATGATGAAGGATCCGGTATTGCCGTACCACGACCCGCCGTCGTTCCGCCGCTTGGTGGGCAGGAAGGCAGGCCAAGTGTATTTCGGCGTGCCGTCGGCGTGCAGTGCCTGCTGGCCGTCCCGCAGGACCGCCTTCTGCCGCACCACCAGCAGCGTCTCGTTGGGCGGCGCAAGCCCCTGCAAGAACTCTACGAAGTCCATCGTCTCCCCCTTACTTGCCATATCTGGTCATCACCGCAGCCTCGATATTGAGCGGTATCCCTGCCGCCCAGGCTGGTGGTGAACACATGATGCGCTGCATGGCGGCCTGCGCCGCCTCCGGGTCGCTCGTCTCGACCACCACCTCGTCATGGACGTGCAGCACGACGTCGTGACCCTCGGCCTCTAGCTGGCGCAGGGTATGACGAAGCAAATCGTGCGCGGTGGCCTGGGTCACGTTCTCGCACGCGAGCCCTCGCCAGAGCCGCGCGCGGGGCCACTCTTTCGCGTCCGCTGCCGGTTTCCAGGAGGCTTTCGCATAGGTGATGCCCTCGGGCTCCAGCCGCGCGAAGGGATAGCAGAGGACGCGGCCGGAAGGCAGAGCATACCAAAGATGCTGGCCGTCGAACAAATAGGTGATGTGGCCAGCGGTGAATTCATGGCCCTTGTTCCGCATCGCCCGCGTGTAGGCTTCCTCCAGCCCCTGCCAGAACGGCACCGACCAGGAGTTCGCCCGGCGCCACGCATCCACCATCTTCCTGGCCTCGCTCTCGGGCAGGTTGATGCCGTAGATCCGGCCCATGGCCGCGAAGGCGCCGACGCCGCCAGCGAAGCCGCAGGCCAGCTCCTGCACCTTGCCGACTTGGCGCTGGTCCTTCGTGACCTCCTCGACGGCGACGCGGAAGGTCGCAGCGGCGTTGACCTTGTAGACGTCCTCGCCGCGTTCGAAGATCCCGAGCTTCTCGGCGCCGCTGTTCGACTTGGACAGCCAGGGGTTCACCCGCGCCTCGATGGCCGACCAGTCGGCGGCGATCAGAACCTTGCCGGAGGCGGGCAGCAGCGCCGGGCGCAGCATCCCTTTCAGTACGTCCGTCACCCGCTTGCCGTAGGCCGGGACGATCTGGTGCCCTCGCACCATCGCCTGCCGGACGTCCTCCGGCGCCTTGGCGCACTTGCGGGGGAAGTTATGGACCTGGGCGCCGTAGCTGGACGCGCGGCCGGTCGCGGCCCCGCCAGCGAAGACGAACGCGCCCCGCACCCGGCCGTCCTCGGGGTCGGCCAGTTCGGCCAGCCGGTTGAACTTCGCCACGCTGGAGGCCCAGAGGTCGTCGGCGCATTGGATGACCTCGGCCACGTCGGGCGGCACCTCGTCGGGGTTCTCGGCGGCCAGGACCAGCAGGTTCGCGCGGACGTTCTTGTCGATCGATACCTTGGCCTCGCCGTCCTTGTGGACGACCATCAGCTTGCGGGCCTGCGGCCCGACCCGGTGTTCGACCCACGCGCGCATCTTCGGGCTGCGGACGCTGGTGATGGCGCCGCCCGTCACCTCGCGGACGGTCTGCTCGATCTCGGTCAGTTCCTCGCCCGCGTAGCGCACGGCGGCCTGGCAGAGCGCGGTGTCCACCAGGACACCCCGGTCGTTGATCCGCTCGTTGACGTGGTAGTCCAGCAGCTCCTCGTCGGACAGGTCGCGCATCGCCTTGCTGACGGCGCGCATGGCGCGCACATCCTGCGCGCCGTAGATCCGAAACTCGTCGAACAGCTTGGGGTCCGCATTGAACGGGGGCACACAGAGAAGGCGTATTAACTGCTTGCCTCGGTGGTCCTTCTTCATGGCCGCGCCGGCAAACCGGCCGACATCTTCCAGACTGCCAGGCCCGCAATTGGCCCGCGCTTGCGCTGCGGTGCAGTAGAACTGCTCTAGCTTCGGCTCTGGCACGCCAAAATCCGGGCACAAGACGTAGCTAAAGATCAGACGGTCAAAGCCGGCGTTGTGAAACCGCAACTGACCGCCATTCAAGATGTGCTGCTTGACGCGCTCTGGGAATGGCCGCCCGCACGCAGGCCACCATTCCTCCACCTCTTCATCGTCGAAAGCCCAGTTAAACAGCACAATCTCGGTGGTCCGGTCTTGCGCGTAGTTATACGCACCCGCCGACAACAGATCGCAGTGGCTTCTAGTTTCTGTGTCCCCCCACAAAATGGTCATTCTTCCGAGCCTTTGCGCTTAGTGTGCCAATGGCGGTTTTCGTAAGTGTGTATTCTATGGCAGTTCGCGCATAGGATGTCGCACTTCTCTATCTCTTGCATTATGCTGTGCAACGACCGTTTAGGGTCTTGGCTAACGTTAAATAGTTTATTGCCGCGAACATGGTTAAAATCGAGGGCGGCGGCGTGGGCGCTGTACCCGCACGCCGAACACCCGCGCTCTGTTTTTATGCGGTCTATCATGTTCCGCCGCAGCCGCTGAAAACGCTGGGTCTGCGCCGCTTTGCGCGGCGAGTTATTTCGGCAGCGGGGAGTGCAATACTGCTGCCAAGGGCGGGCTGGCGCGAAAAGACCGCCGCAGGTAGGGCAGTCTTTCGGGGGCGTCGGCGTGTCTTGCGTCATGCAGTGAAACGGCCCCCAGCTTGCGCCGGGGGCCGATCCTTCTCAGGCCGCGCGACGACGACGGCGACCCGCTTCCGGCGCCGGTTCCTCGGCGGCGGCCTCCTCGGCCACCTCCGCACCGGGGCCGTCGAGGCTGACCCACTCCACCACTTCGAACACCGGCGTGTAGATGCGGCCGTAGCTCTTGTGGGTGTAGTGTTCCTTCTTCAGCCGCACCACCGGCACCGGCTTGGACTGGTCCTTCTCGACCTGCGTGGCGATGGCGAGGGCCAGCACCTGCACGGCCCGCTTGCCGCCGACCGAGGTCGTCGAGAAGCGCGTCTCCATGTCCTTGTCCTCGCCGCTGATGCACTTCAGCGACATGCCGACCTGCGGCTCCCACCCCCGCTTCGACTGCGGCGGCGCCGGCTCCAGTTCGGGCAGCGGCTGCTGCACCGACACCATCTTCTCGCCTAGCACTTCGCCGTCACCCCAAGCGATGTAGCCGTGGGTGAAGCTGAACGGGTTGATGGCCCACAGGCTGTCGGACTCGACCTCAGTCTGGTCGGCGCCGAACACCCAATGGCCGGTCTTGTCCATCTTGAGGATGACCGTGTTGCCGAGCGTCGTGCCCGTGTTGAGCGACCGCAGAGACTGCGACAGCGACTGCACGGACGGGAGGTTGGCGTCACCGAACTTCGTAACTTCGTTCATTGTAATTTCCTTTCGTGTTCAGACGAGCTTACCAAGAGCGGCCGGTTTTCCCGGCGCTCTATCCGGCGCGTGCAAACGCACCGAATTCTTTTTGCGCCGCCGCCAGATAGGCTTCGTGCGCTTCTTGCTCGCTGTCGTATGTGCCTAACCGGGTGTTCTTTCCTCCGATACGTATCTGCGCCATGTAGCGTTTACCGGATCGAGTAAGAGTAACACCTTTCAATAGGTTACGACTGGAGCATTTCTTTCTCGTGTTCGCCACGTTCTGGCTTCGCGTCGCGATCCGTAAGTTTGCGATGCGGTCGTCGTCGCGGGCGCCGTTTATATGGTCTATCTCGCTTGAAGGCCATTTGCCGTAGTTAAAAAACCACGCGAGACGACCGGCTCTGTATTGGTAGTTGAACACGGTGATAATTCGATAGCCATCCGGCCTTCTATACCCGGCGCGCGAACCGGCCTTTGCGCGGCGCATGTCTTTTTTCCATGTGAACTCGCCGGTTTCCGGGTCATACGACAGAACGTCGCGGAGCGAGTGTTCGGCAAACATATCAAACAAGCCTTCCAAGCGCGTTGGCTAGCTGACGCCCAATGTTGAGGACCGCCGGCCGGGGATCACTCTCCGGGGCCAGCGTGCTGCCTGTTGAGACGGCGACGACCAGTTCACCCGGCAGCGCGAGCTTGCGCTTCTTCAGCGCCTTCTCGGCCTGCGCCGGGCTGACCAGCTTCGTCACCGTCAATTCCGTGTCGTCGAGGCCGAGGCGCGCCAGCGCCACCTGAGCCTCGTCGTCGTTCACCCATTGGCGGATCGCGCGCTTCTGCACCAGCTTGAAGCCGGGCACCGGGACGCCCTCCTCCAGCATGTGCTGCGCCAGCGCCCGCACCTCCGCAAGGTAATTCTCGATCAGCGGTGCCTGCTCCAGCATCTCGCCCAGCCGGGCGGCGTCGATGTTCTGGAGGCTGGTCTTCATCGCCCGGTCCACGGCACCCGTCAGCAGCGGGCAGACCGGCTTGGCCGCGCACCAGCGGCAATGGTCGCCCGTCTGCATGGACGGATCCGGCCCCAGCGCCTCCTTCACGGCGGCGAACAACTGCCGTTCGAAGGCGCGGATGCGGTCGGGCGTCGTGCGCCACCACTTCACCGGCCTCGCGGCCGTCGGCTGGACGATGACGCAGTCGATGTGTGTGACGCCCTTGAAGGCCCACGCGACCTTGGGCGTCCGCATCGCCGCCGCAGCGTAGAACATCGCCTGCGGGTTTTCTTCGACGGCGACGTCCACGCCGTCCCCGAACTTCCAGTCCAGCACGATGGCCGTGTCGCCAATCCGGCCGACCAGATCCGCCGAACCGAAGACGCCGGGCAGCGCGTCACCGAAGCCGACGACGGCCTCGCACTCGTAGGTCATGTCGAAGTTCGGGTCGATCTCGCTCAGGGCCGCTATGGCCGGGCGGATCTTCGTGTCGATCAACTCCCGCGAGACGGTGACGTCGCCCAGCTTGTCGCCAATGAAGTCCTCCGGCTGACGGTCCTGCGTCAGCACCGCCTCCATGATGGTGTGGCAGAGCGTGCCTTCGTCGGCGTAGCGGGACGACGGGCGGGGCGGCATCTGCTGCACCAGCTTTACGGAGCCGGGGCAGGCGATGACCCGCTTGGCGGTCGAACCGCCGACGATGTTGGAGTGTGCTGCCATGTCGTCCTCTACTGAACCTCGCTTGCCCGCATCCTATGACAACAGAACCTGTTGCACAATAGGCAATGCAGCGGTATGGGTTGGCCATGCGCGAGAGCGAGATTGAACGCCATCTGGTCTGGCACGTCATCCGGCTGGGCGGCGTCGCCTACAAGTTCCGGTCGGTAACTCACCGCGGCGTAGCCGACCGGATCGTCTGCCTGCCTAGCGGCCAGACCTGGTTCATCGAACTGAAGACGAAGGGCGGCCGGCTGGAACCGCTCCAGAAGTTGTTCGCGCAGGAGATGGAACGCATGGGGCAGCGGTACGCCTGCCTCTGGACGAAGGAGCAGGTGGATGCCTGGGCCATGACGCTATGATACATTACCACGGGCTACCCATCTCACCGACGACGGCGGCGGCGCACGCCATCGGTGCGGGCCACGCCTTCATCAGCTTCGCCCACGCGGAACAGCTCGGCATCGCCGTGAGCGTGTGCCAGTCCTTCGCCGTGGACAATGGCGCCTTCTCTGCATGGAAGGCGGGGGCGCCGGTCAAGGACTGGCGTCCGTTCTACGAGTGGGCCGAGGCGTGCCGCCGCATCCCGTCCTGCGACTTCGCGGTCATCCCCGACGTCATAGACGGCGACGAGGCGGCGAACGACGCGCTGCTGGACGAATGGCCGCTGCCGCTATGGTTCGGCGCGCCGGTTTGGCACATGCACGAAACGCTGGACCGCCTCGACCGCTTGGTTAACCAGTACCCCAGGGTCTGCATCGGTAGCTCCGGCGAGTACTCCGTGGTAGGTAACGATCTCTGGTGGCGCCGCATCGGCCAAGCCATGACGGCGGCCTGCGACGCGCAGGGACGGCCGTTGTGCAAACTGCACGGCCTTCGGATGCTGAACCCCAAGGTGTTCACGCGGCTTCCGTTCGCCAGCGCCGACTCGACCAACATAGGTCGGAACGTCGGCATAGATAAGAAATGGGCCAGCGGTAACTACCTCCCGCCAACTAAAGAGGCGAGGGCCTACGTCATGCGGGCCAGAATTGAGGCCCACAACGCACCTTCCACATACACATACGGAGAATGAACATGCTCTACATCGCTATCGCCGTGTACGCCACGGCCATGACGGCCGCCAACCTGTCCATTGCTTTCTTTGGTCCTTGGGTGTCGCCCATAAATGCGTTTCTGTTTATCGGGCTGGACCTCGCGCTCCGCGACTGGCTGCACGTTCGGCTGAAGCTTTGGCAGATGGGCGCGCTGATCTTCGGCGCTGGTGCGCTGACGTTCATCCTCAACCCTGCGGCGGTCCACATCGCCATCGCGTCCTCGGCGGCGTTCACCGTTGCGGCGCTCGTTGACTGGCTGGTGTTCTCCAAGCTCCGCGGTTCTTGGCTGTTCCGGGCCAACTCCTCCAATGTGGCGGGCGCGGCCGTGGACTCGCTGGTGTTCCCGACGCTCGCGTTCGGCGTCCTCATGCCGCAGATCATCGTGCTTCAGTTTGCCGCGAAGGTGTGCGGCGGCGCGATCTGGGCGTGGCTGATCTCCAAAGTGCGCTCATGAAACTCCGCCCGTACCAAAGCGACGCCGCCGACTTCCTCTACGAGCATGACCGGGGGATGATCCTGGCGCCCGTGGGGGCCGGCAAGACGGCGATCACCCTGACGGCCATGGCGGCGATGGTGGCCGACGGCCACGTCAAGCGGTGGTTGGTGCTGGCGCCGAAGCGCGTCTGCACCGACGTCTGGCCGGTCGAGGGGCCGAAGTGGGCGCCGGGGTTGGCCATAGCCGTGGCCGTCGGCACGCCCCGCCAGCGGGCTACGGCGTTCGCGTCGGACGCTAAAGTGGTCGTCACCAACTACGACAACCTCCAGACCGCGCCGCCGGATCTTAGCAGCTTCGACGGCATCGTCTTCGACGAACTGACCCGGCTGAAGAACCCGTCGGGGAAGCGGTTCAAAACGCTCGAGAAGCACATCGAGCCGTTCAACGTGCGCTGGGGCCTGACCGGCTCCTTCACGTCGAACGGCCTAGAGGACGTCTTCGGGCAATGCAAGATCGTGGAGCAGGCGCTGCTGGGCCGGTCGAAGGGCGCCTTCCTCCAAAAGTACTTTGTCTGCCTCAACCGCGAGTACGGCGAGTGGATGCCGCGTAAGGGCGCCCTGGGCGCCGTCATGGACGCCATCCGCCCGACCACCTACGTCCTGGAGCCCGGCGAGTACAAGGACCGCCTGCCGCCGCTGCACACGGTCGAGATGCGCTGCGACCTGGCTGACCGGGCACCTTACGAGAAGATGAAGAAGGACTACCTCGTCGAACTGAAAGGCCAGCAGATCACGGCCCTGACGGCGGCGTCCGTCACCGGCAAGCTGCAACAGATGGCCAGCGGGTTCATTTACAATAGCCAGACCGTAGCGCAGGAAACGGCCGGCAAGTTTACGCAAGCCAAGGAGGCGGTCTGGTTCTCGCCGCACAAGTTCGACCTGCTAGACGACATCCTGGCGGAGAACCAGCGGGACAACACCATCGTGGTCTACAACTACCGCGAGGAGCTGGCCGAACTGCGGCGGCGCTACCCCCACGCCGCGACCGTGGACGAGCCCGACGCCATCGCCCGGTGGAACGCCAGCAAGATCCAGCTACTGCTGATCCACCCGAAGTCGGCCGGGCACGGGCTGAACCTTCAGCACGGCGGCAACAAGATGGTGTTCGTCTCGCTGCCCTGGTCGCTGGAGTTGTTCGAACAAACGGTCGGGCGGCTGCACCGTGGCGGCCAGACCAAGCCGGTCTGGGCCTACGTGCTACTAAGTAACAAGACTATTGACGAGCGCATCTGGGCTGCGCTCTACGACAAGCGGGCGGTGTCGGACATTGCCTTGGATGAACTCAAAGGAACACCGGCATGAACTGGCGTGAACTGAACGCCCGACTGGGTAGCCTACGCGAAGACGAACTGGAGGGAATGATCCAGGCGGAACTGCGGGGTGAGCGTCGGCCCACCCTTCTGATCCGTATGCACCAGCGGTTCACCGTCCTGCGGAACCTCCGCGAGCGGCGCGAGATCTTGAACGCCGCTACGTCAGAAGTCCGAGCGCAGTAGCGTAGCGGGCGCGCACGTCGTCAATGCCGATGAGGCCGCCGTTGATCCGCTGGCGGCAGCGGTCCACGGCGCCAGCGTCGGCCACGTCGTTGCAGTTCTTGGCGTGCCAGAAGATCGCGGCGCTCTCGGCCGCGCCTTCGCGCGTCTCGATCCACTCGGGCATGTCGTCCACCGGCATGTTCACGATCTCGGCCAAGCTCTCGTAGTTGTACCGGCCCGTGGTCTGCATCAGACCACGGCCGATGAAGCGCCAGCCGTCGCCGGGGTTCTTGTTCCCCATGCGCCCGCCGTAGGCGGCTTCGGCAATCGCCTTCTCGTCGGCGGGGCGCG